ATTGTAAGAGATGACGTTGTTGATATCGCCGTTTTCTTCTACTGTTTGGATGTCCATAGCACCATTGGTGAACTCACCTCTAGCACGGATTAACTTAAAGTTCTTTGGCTCTAGTGTGCCATAGCGGATAGCACCTGTCTGTAGATATCCAGATGTTACTAAAGTGCTTGCTGACTCGATGTAGAGAGCACCATTAGTACTATTGTAGGCGCTACAGAATGCTAGACGATTGCTTGTTCCAACAAATCCGACAGCGGTTGTGGGGTGTGCTGATGATTGCACTCCAGCAATATCGGTTGCATAGGCAAAGCGCAGTGGCTCACCTTCGATGAGTTGGCTAAGGTCTACACGGGTAAGACCGGCATTAGATCCAACTCCTGTTGTAGCCCATGCAAAGCGGTCAGCACAGGCAATATCATAGACTGGCTGAGTTGATTCAAAAATGAGTGGACCGTATTCAAGAGATCCATCCTGATCGTTGATATTAGCAACGCGCATACCCTTGCTAGTTCCGATAAGCATATATCCTAGATAGCAAAAAATCTTGTGGACAATCTCTCCTGGTGGGAACTCAGCGGCTACAGAAGCCTGTGTAAGGGTTGGCATAGCACCGTTAGTGCCAAGAGTATACTTTTGGATTGTTGAGTAGATACCTGAATGACCAGCAGTGTAGATAGCAGGACCAGAAGCGGTAATGCTTGTATACGTGTAGTTTGTGTTGGGGTTGGTATAGACGGCAGTTGGTAGCGATGTTGAGGCCGCTGTCATCTCATAGACTGCGTTATTAGCACAGACGATGATACGGTCTTTGACATACTCCATCTCACACTTGGTGATTGTAATGCTTGGGTGGGTAAAGACTACTGTTGGGGCAACCCCTGCGCCATCAGATAGCAACTTCTTATTCCATTCAAGTTTGCCTGATGCTGTGTCATTTGTAATCCAATAACCAAATTTACCGTCATCGCAAATAGCAAAAACAGGATCATCTGTACCACTATTGTAATCTACCCAGTGAACTACCGTGCCATCTGCATCAATTCTGTCTACATCGTAACCATCGTGAAGTAAGATGGCGTCTTTGTTGCTGTAGCGGATAGAACGAATGTGCTGCTCAGCCTTATCTGTTGTTGTGGTATTAACTGGTTCAGTAACCACATGAACATTGGTTGTATCTCTAAGTAAGGTTACTTGACCCTTAACCCAAGGATTGACACCCTGTGAATCTAAGTAGCGGTAAGCAATAGACTCACCTGCTGATGGGTCATAGAACTTGATACCTGCTCCACCATGGAAAGATGACTGAGAACGTAGCCACCAGCCTGTTAGGGACTGCTCGCCTGGTTCTCTTGAGTTGTCAAACTGTTCCTTGCGGTATGGTGCTGTTTCACGCTGATACGGATTCTGATCCGTTGGAGCCATGAAGAATGGGATACCACCAAAGGCTACGTCATAGTCCTCTGCTCTGTTGGTCCAGAATCCACTTGTTCCAGGATTACCTACATTGAGGGGTAAACCCTCGGTAATATCTTGGCCAGCCAAGGCGTACCTCCACTACTAGAAAAAATTGGCGAGCAGTTTTAACTCAAATGCTCAGGAGTAATCGTTAAGAAAGTATTAGTTGTGCTTCTTCTGCTGTAATTCCTAGGCGGTCTAGGACTGCTTGGCGTTCTGCAGCATAAGAGTTTATTTCTTGAATTTTTGCTTCTTTTGCAGCAATATTATTCTCAACTTCTGCAATTTCATCTTGCGTATAAGGGCGAATTGTTTCTTCACCTGTAGTTATGTCAATAATTTTTTCGATATACTGTGTCATTTTTATGCTCCATATACAAAGATAGTGCCAGCATCCCAGTTACCTGAGTTGCAAACAAGTGATACTGATGAAATAGTTGAGGTTCCAGAGTAAATACCACCAGCAAGAATTGCATAGTTATCTGACGAACCGCCTGCTTGGTCACCCGAAGAAATAGATTGCAAAACTTTAGGACCTGTTGAATTTGCTCCGTCTACAAACATATAACCAGAAACGGCTGCTGATGTACTATTTCCCATAACACCTAGACCAAAAGATGTTCCAGTGCCAGAATTCATAGACCATTGGTCTTTTGAATATACACTGCGGCCATAAGTCTGGAATCCGTAACTTGAATAGTTGCTGCCTGAATCGGAGTTAAATCGTATGATGGGTTGCACCGAAGCATTTGTGCTAGAAGCGTTTTGAATAATAATCATTAAAGAGTTTTTACCACTAATACCTGAAATTGTAACCGTAGTACCCGTTAATGCAGTTCCACCAGCGTTAAGCAAAGTGTAACTTGTTGCGCCACCTGCTGGTGCTGCCCATTTAAGACCTGTTGCTGCAGATGAGTCAGCAGTCAACACTGTGTTATTTGCACCAACGGCTAGGCGAGCAACAGTATCGGCTGCAGTCGCAGCAATAATATCACCCTTGGCATCTACAATTGTAGGATTGATTGCGGTTGCTTGACCAATCTTGCTATCAATCTGTGTCTGCAAAGCAGAGGTAACACCATCTACATAGCCAAGTTCTGTAGTTGTAACACCTGCTGGCGCAGGGGCTGCGCTTGCTATATCTCTTGCTTTAGTCATTTATTATGCTCCTATTGGTGTTACTTTGAAAGTGCTGCGATTTCGTCAGCAGTCAAACCAAGTGCTGCCAACTTAGCCTCGGCTGATGCCTTAGCCTCTGCCTTAGCCTGTGCTTCTGCTTCTTCTGCTGCCTTCTGTGCTGCAAATGCTGCTGCATCTGCCTCACGCTGAGCGATTTCTTCTGCTGTTAGCGGGCGCTCTGTAACTTCGCCTGTTTCGCAGTTAACTTCGATTGCTGTTGGTGTTGTCATTGTATTTCTCCTTATGAGTTTTTAATGCCGTAAAGTGTGGCAGTTGAATATTGTGCAAAGTTATTAGTAGTCGTAAAAGATATAGAACTGATTGCTGAAGTATTAGACCATAAACCAGCAACAAGAGTTGCATAGGCTTCGGTAGCGTTGTGTTCTTGAACAGAATCAACACTTACCGATTTATTAGTTGAACCTGCATAATTGGGAATGTATATTTCAGCGTTTCCAAAAGTGCTGGCCGTTCCGTCTGCTGCGGTAATTTCTCCTAAATATATCTTTGTTCCACCGCCGTTATTTGTAATTGAAACCACGGAAGACCCACTGCCACGAATGGATTTGTCTGAATAACCTGTCGCGCTGGAATTAAATGTAAGAAAAAATCCACGAGAAGTGGAAGTTGCAGTGCTTCTGCCAGATAATTTAACGTATAAATCTGTGTAAGTGTTAGGAATTGAAGTAAAGTCAATAGAAGCCGCCCCGCCTGCTCCGACTGTTACGGATCCAATTTGAGTAAATGTTGGCATTTAGGCCGCCTTTATTCCGTAGAGAGTGAAGGTAGAACCTGACTTGAGTTGATTGGCTCCGACGGCAGAAGTTTCAAGATCAATTCTGTTGATAGCAGAAGTTGAACGATAAAGTCCGACCGTAGCCTCTAGGCTTGACGATGCTCTATTAGACCGTGCAATTACTGTTTTATTAGTCGTAGTGTTGGCATAGTTTTGCACTTGCACAATTATATTCTGATCGCCTACTGCGCTATTAAGTGCGAACTGGCTGATATAGATTCTAGTATCGCCAGAACTGCGACTTGATGTTGCAGCAGATCCAGTACCACGCATAAACGTATAGGAATATAGAGCCGAAGTATCGTTATTGAATCGCATCTGCATCGCGTTGAACTCAGCATCTTGAGCGGCTGGGACGCATATCAGAACTAGATCGGTGTAAGTGGATGGAATAGAAGTAAAGGAGACAGTAGTGGTATTGCTGCCTAAAGTTTTAGTTTCGATCTTGTCATAAGTTGCTGGCATGATTACCCCTTAATTCCATAGAGTGCAATAGTTGTAGATGTTGTAAAAGACTGACCATCTTTTGAGTAAATATCAATTTGATTAATGGCAGAAGTAGAAAGCCATAATCCTGAAGTAATAGTTATGCTACCACTACCGTTTTTATCAAAACCCATTAAAGAACGTGTTGTTTTATATTTATTTGTAGAAGCGTAATCTAATAAATCTAAAACAAAAACTCCCATAACATTTGATGGTGCGCTGTTTTGTGCTGCAATTCCTGGAAAAATTCTAGGATAACTTCCTGAACCGCTTGCACTAGTAGATGCACCATCGCCATTTAAATAATGAGTAGCATAATTATTTCCAGAACTTCCATTAAATGAAAGACCTAAGAACGTATCGTTTGACCCACCGCCTGAGTTTTCTCTAGCAATTGCTCTTATTTGTAGATGCTTATATGTGCTTGGTATGGAAGTAAAAGAAATTGTACCGCTAGACCCTGTTCCCGATAAAGTGGCAATTGATTCAAACGATGTGCCAAAAAGTGGTGTTACAGAATTAGATGCAGAACTATATTCACTATTTCCAGTAGCATTAATACCACGTACAGTAAATGTATACGCAGTTCCTGCTGTGAGTCCTGATACTGTAACAGGACTAGAAGAACCAGAACCAGTAATAGAACCAGGATTAGATAACGCTGTAAATGTAGTTGCAGGTCCACCCACAGTTGCTGCCGTAAATACTACACTTGCTGATTCAATATCAGCAGTAGCAGTACCAATAGTAGGAGTAGAAGGAATGTCTACGACTTTTCTTTTTTTGGGAGATGTTCCGTTAATAGCCATAGTTATGCAGGAATTCCGTAGAGAGACAAAGTGCCACCAGTAAATGAAGCAGTTGTATAGCAATGAATAACTAAACTTGTAATTACAACTGGATTAACATAAGCATCTGCTGGACTCCACTGATTAGAGTCATATGTTCCTTCTATTTTATGAGGTACTGCTTGGTCAATATTATAAATTCTTGCCGAAACACCCTGCGCAGAGGCTGTTGTACTAGCAATTAAAGCAGTTCCTGTTGTACCTGCAGACCACCCAAGTCCATAATCGCCAGCAGTACTGTCATTATTAGGACGCATACCAACATAATCAGAAACACTTTTTGTAATACCTACTCCAGTAATCCAAAGATGTTTGTATCCTGTTAATGAAGAAAATGTTACAGATGTTCCAGATGCTGTTACGCTAGAAATTAATTGCCAATTATCCTCAGGAGTAATACCTGATACTGTACCTACTGCCATTATGCAATCTCGCTTCCATATGCGTTGAATGAAACGTTTGCGCTAGATGCGTATACTGTCAATACATCTGTTGCACCAAGAGTAATTCCTGCTGTGATAAATGTTGAATCAGATGCAGGTACTGTTGCTCCATACACAATGTATTCTTCTGCAGATAATGCAGAACCTGCAACACGTACTGCAATGCGGTATGTAGCAGCAGTGGCTGCCTGATTGCATATAGAGATAGTTGATACTACAGTTTGCGTTGCAGCAGGTACTGTGTAGAGAGTGGTTGCTGTAGTTGCTGCTGGGTTAACCTGACCCAGTACTTTATAAGTTGTTGCCATATTACATTCCGCCTAACATTAGGATTTGAGGTATTGGGTCTGTTGATACGGTTCCCCAAGATGTTGCGGTTCCGTTTGTTGTTAAGAATTTGCCAGAGTTTCCAGTCTGACTAGGAAGTGGGTCATAGGCTGACCACTTCAAACCTGTTGCTGTGCTTGAATCTGCCACTAATACTGTTCCATTAGTGCCTACCGTTAACTTGCCAGGAGTATCTGCAGATGTTGCTACAAGTAAATCACCTTTAGCATCAAACAATGTATTGCTGATTGCAGTAGCCAAGTCAAATGCCGTGAAGGTAATAATTTCTAGTATATCTCCAGCAGCAAGTGCTGCAAGGGAAGTAATGCTTGTACCGTTGGTTGCTGTGTAGTCTGAGGTACGAGCAAGAAGTACACCATTAAGGTATACCTGCTCTTTACCTGGGATATAGGACAGTGTTAATCCGTTATCATCAAGACCAGACTCTGATGTTTCTCCGCCCGCTGCTGTAAAGCGATAGCGGAAGATTGCTGCAGTAGATGAAATAGAACCCCAAGCAGAACCAGTCCAGGCAAACATCTCATTAGATGCTGAGTTCCAATAGAGAGCACCAGTAACAAGAGCGTTGCCATCATTGTCTACAGACGGTGCACTTGACTTAGGACCGAGGTAGCGGTCATCAAATGAATCATATGAAGCAGCGGCAGCGGTAGCGCTGGCTGCAGCAGCCGTAGCAGAACCTGCCACAGTGTCCACATACGCCTTTGTAGCGGCGTGTAGGTCCACTGTAGGAGCACCTGACAAGGTAAGGGCACCAGTCATTGTAGAACCAGACTTGAGTACTACTGTGGACTCGAATGAACCACCAGCAGAGATTGCAGTTGCAATTTCATTAAGGGTATTAAGAGTTCCAGGAGCACCGTCTACAAGAGCATTTACCTGAGCATCTACGTATGCTTTGGTTGAAGCATCCTGTGCTGAGGTAGGGTCAGCAACTCCTGTAATTTTCTGTGCATTCATAGCAAGAGAAGTTGTAGGTGCTGCCATCTGGTTAAGAGTAGATGTGCGTACTTGTGTATCAAAGTCTGAAATAGTTGAGGCTGTTTGTGTGCCTGTGTGGTTAGCACGAGCATATGGGTCTGTAACCATCTTGGCTGCAGTAATTGTTCCGTTTGCAATATCAGTTGCTACGATAGTTCCGTCAACCAGGTCAGCAGAGGTAATTGTTCCACCGAGGCTTAACTTGCTATAAGCAATACCAGCAGTAGCGTTGATATCCGCATTGACAATTGTTCCGTCTAGAATCTTTGCAGAAGTAACTGCTCCATCGGCTAGGTCACCAGCAACAATTGTGCCATCGGCAATCTTGGCTGTGGTGATAGTACCGTCTGCAATATCTCCAGCCACGATAGTACCGTCAGCAATTTTGGCTGAGGTAATGGCTGAGTCTGCAATCTTACCAGTGGTTACGTTTAGGTCTGCAATCTTTGCAGTTGTGACGTTGCTATCTGCAATCTTAGCGGTGGTGACTGCATTTGATACAATCTTGCCTTCTGTTATAGATAGATCGTCAATCTTGGTTGTACCTACAGCACCAGTTGCAATCTTGCCACTTGTGATAGCAGAATCTGCAATATCGCCTGTGGCGATTGTCAGATCAGCGATCTTAGCAGAAGTAATTGCACTATCAGCAATCTTTGCTGTAGTTACGTTAGCGTCTGTAATCTTGGCTGTGGTCACGGCATTGGATTGAAGCATAGCCGTGGTAATCATGTTGGTATCTGTAGTCTCGAGGACGTTAGCAATAGTCAGACCGTGTGCAGTTGTCTCATTCTTGATGTGGTTGTTGGCTTCACGGAAGTCAACACCGATAGCCATGTGACGAACCTTGGCTCCTGCTGAGTGAGCAACGCCAGAGACGCCTTCTGTACCAGTTCCGTCAACACCACGGATAATTGTTATCGTTGTGCTAGAAGGTGAACTAGGTGATGTGGCGTAGACAATTTCTTCAAGGGCTGTGTCTGGATCAATAACGAGTGTGAAGCGTTCACCAGCAGCAGGTGTGATGCCACCAAGTACCGCTGCTGAGTTTACTGTCATAGTAGTTGCAGTTGAGTTAAGCGCTGCTGTGAGTGATGTCTCTTGCGAGATGGAGGAGTATCTGCGGACTGTCATTGATTAGTACCTCGTATAGTGGATTCGGGTGGGGTAAACATCACGAAGTTTTCCTGCTTCTTCGTTAAGGCGTTGCTGATAGAGTCCAAGCATGAATCGTGCTGTTGAAGCACCAGAACCATACTGGATCTTTGTATCCGCGTTATCTGCTTCTGCAGATGAATAGTTGAGTCGGCCTGGGTCAATGAATGACGATAGGCGGTATGATGCTCCGTAAAGGATGACATCCTTGCATGATGATGGAAGTCCTGTGACTGTCTCAAATACTGCAGAACCTGCAGATGCTGAGAGGGTAGTTGGCTTCTTGGTGTAGTAGACCTGAACCTTGCGACCTGATTGAACATTGTCATAGACTGAAATGCTGTTACCTGATGCAAATGCTGTGGTGTTTGCAAGAGGATCCTGACGCCAGTTACGAAGTGGCAACCATTCCTCAGTAGATCCTGTTGGCTGCCATGAGACATAGAGGATAGTCTCAGCCTCTGCTGGCAGGCTGTAGGTTGTCTTAGCAGAGTTAAAGTTAAACACATGAACCGCAACTGCAAATAGTTGAGGAAATACTGCGTCAATTGTATCGTTGATTGCTTTCTTAACTACTGCCTTAGGGAAGGTAGGAGCAACAGTTACACGAGAGTTGACCGTGTGTACCGCTGCTGTAGTTCCGTTATAGCCTCGGCCATACGGAGCCACAGTAGCGGTATTCGACACACGATCATAACTGTCAATCCAAAGTAGTTCTTCGTCAATCTCGACAACACCTTTACCAATGTTTGAGACATCTGCCAAGTTAAGAGTTAGGCCAGATGCTGATACTTCTTGCGTAAGGTGGGTACTACGATCCTGCCTCAATGTATAACCAGATAGATTAAGCAGTGCTTCGTCTACCATATTGGTATAGGTGGTTGTCATTTAACGTCCTTTAGTTTTGAGTTACTTCTTCTTCTTGAAAGGTTCTGCCAGAGCGCGAGGTACATCCATTACGAATTTAGCGAATGGATCTGTTGTTCCTGACTTCTTCTTAACAGGAGCAGCCTTCTTGACTGGCGAATACGATGTTGACGCTTTTCTTGGTGCTGGTGAATATGATGTTGATGGACCCTTTGGTCCTGCCTGCTTAGGATTGACAGTTCCAGAACCAGATCCTGGTGCTGCCTTCTTTACCTTAGCCTGTGCTGCGCTTAGACGGCTTGCACCGTACATGCGCTTTACGCCTTCGACGTATGCAGCACTTGCTCCGCCTGCTGCCTTCTTGAGAGCAGCAGCCATTCCTGCTGATTTAATGCTGTCAATTGTTGCTTGACTTACCTTAATTGCTGATGCCTTCTTTGACCCTGATGGGTTCTTGTATCCCGAAGGTTGTCCGCCGCTTGTCATCTTTTTCATGATTTTTCCTTATCGGTATTGTGAGGTTTTCTTTGCTATCTTCTTGGGCTGTCTTACAAACTGCTTACCCTTTGCATTACCCTTTGCTTTTGCTTTGTTCGTTGCTCTTTTTTCAGAAGGGCTTAATGCCTCCCAAGCGGCTGTGGGTAAATATCTTTTTTTCCCTTTAGATGGTTTGCCATCAGAAGTCTTCCACTTTTGAGCGGTCCACTTTTTAAGAGACTGTTGAGATTTGGCTAGCGGCATTACTTGTAACCTCCGCCAGCCTTCTTGTACTGAACAGCAAGAAGTTGTGCTTTACGAGCAGACCATTCTCCAGGATCCCCACCCTTAGAACCAGCCTTAATCTTCTTAAACAAAGCAGCCCTCATTGCTGGCTTGGTGTAGTTACCAGCAGCGTTAACTGTAGATTTCTTTTTCACCATTTCACCTTGTCCGCCCAATAGGCTGCACTCATCTTGCCCTTAGCAATGTTCTTAGCATGTCTAGCCTTAAATGATGCCTGACGTGCAGTTGGCTTTCTATCACCAGTCACGCCCTGCTGACCAAAGCGGATAGTCTTAACCTTCCCGCCCTCCTTAGCCACAACTACGTGTGACTTCTTAGGATGAGTCGGTGTACGCTTTGGTTTATTAAAACCAGATACTCCTGCTCGCTTTAGTCTTGGGTCCATTTTAGTTGGTGTAACCATTCGGCCAAGAACCAGTACGCTTAGCATCAGCCTGACGCCTTTTAAGAAGTTCGGCTTCTGCTTTCTTCTGTTGCTGCTGCCAAGTTGGGTTTGAAGTAACCTTTGGCTTAGGTGTGGCGGTAGCCTTTGGAGTTGGCTTTACCTTACCAAGATCTCTAAGACCAACAGTACTTCCATTTGGAAGGACAAGTATTGGACCAGTGTTCTTTGGCTTAGGTGAAGGCGTAGCCTTCTTCTTCATGCCTGGCATAATTACATACCACCGAATAGTCCGCGCTTGGCAGGCTTCTTCTTAGCAGTCTTCTTCTTAGCGGCCTTCTTCATTGGCTTGCCGGTCTTCTTAGCCTCGGCCTTAGCCATAGCCATACCCTTAGCGGTGTATGCGAATTCTTTCTTTCCTACTTTTGGCATTAGATTGCTCCTACTTCGTTTAGTTTGGCTACTGTCTTGTTTTGTATTAAGTTTGTGCTGGGCATAGTATTGGCGTCATAGGCTTTGCCCATAGCGTCAGATGCTCTGCGAGCCTCTTGGATCTTTTTCATTGATGTACCTGATGGCTGAATACCCTCAGCCCTTGCTCTGCGGTAGGCTTCTAGTTCGCCTTCCCACTTCTTGTTACTTGTTTGCTTCTGTGAGGAAGCGTCCCCTGCATTCATCTGTAGCCCTAGTGCCTTGCAACCAAAGCAACCATCTATCGGTTCTGGATGATGTTCCCAATGTTTCATACTGTCTCCACTATATATCCTGCTGCCTCTAGGCTAGCCTTCTCTCCTGGGCTTACGTCATAGGTGATTCCACCTAGATAGAAAGCCTCTGCTGCTGCTATCTCCTCAGTAGAAGGGTTTCGCAACTCATAATATTCCCCATCAATCTTAATGACGCTAACACCTCTTGTAAGGCGAAAACGCTCAAATAGTGAGCCTTCCCCTAATGGACCTTCACTCACTGTTGGAGTTGTGAATCTGTATGTCATATAGCCTCCTAAGCCGTTTTACTGATGAGTAGGGGTTGCCCCCTACCCACCCGTCTAATTACTTAGATTATGGACGAACTGATGAAGCAGTCTCGATGCGGTATAGCGCCTCTTGACGGAAGATTGACCAGTTGATGATACCGTGCCAGCCGACTGGGCGGAAACGGTTCAACTTGTCTACAACGTTACCAAACTCAATGCCTGGTTCCTTCCATACTGCTTCAGCAAGTGCTTGCTGTCCGAGTACGTAAGTGTTGTAAACACGTGCCTTTGGAGTAACTGTAAGTGTGTTTGTTCCAACAGTTCCTGAGTTAGCAACAGACACTGTAAGTGTTGTGTTTGTTGTACCAACTGAAATTGCTGTAATCAAAGCATCAGTACCTACGTTAGTTCCAGAGATAGCATCTCCAACCTCAGCGAGTCCACCGAATGCGCCGTTTGCAACGACGATTGTGAATGCGCCTGAAACACCGCTTACTGCAGGAGCAGTAGCAAGTGCTGTTAGAGCACCACCTGAGATTGAGTTTGTCATGCGTGGTGTCTCGATGAAACGGACACCTTCCCATGCGCCGAGTTCTCCTGCAAGGAGTGGTCCGACGTTCTGGTACTCATGTGGTGTACGCCAGATGTTGTTTCCTGTCTCTGTACGGAGATCATGTGAAACTTCTGGGTGGATGTATGAAACATACATTCCGCCACGTGGGACAACGTTTGCAGCACGCAACTTAGTTACAGCGTAACGTACGTCGCGTCCCTTAAATGTATCTGATGCTACGATTGTTGACTTAGCAGCAGTTGTTGAAAGTGATCCGCCAGCCTCACGGATAACGTTTGTACCTGCATCAAGAACAGCAGCGATACCGTTATCAAGTGTTGTTGCCATGTTGAACGCAACTGCGTTAGCAATCCATGGATCAACATCTGAAAGTGACATAAGTGACAACTTACGTGTTGGAATAACTACGCGACCTAGTTCTGTCTGTGCGACATCTAGGGTTGTAGTTGCTGGCATTGCTACTGCATCTGGATCTACAGTTTCAGCGAGTGTTGCACCTGCAATTGAGGTGTCAGCAATATCGTTGTAGAACTGGAAACGGATTGAAGAACCATCGTGAGTTGGGTTTCCGACCTTCTTGTCCGCGATAGCGCGGAACTGTGGTGTTGAACGCAAGTTGAGTTCGATCAACTTGTCGTACGCCATGGTTACAAGATTGGAACCTAACCCAGTGGTTGAAGTGGAAAAGACATCAGGCATTTGCTGATATCTCCTTTCTGGTTAGTTTGCGGTTTATTGACCGCTGAGAATGGTTAGAATTTCTTCTTCAGAAGATGCATTCGCTAGGCGATTTGCAATATCATCTGAAGTCCCTGGTGCTTCTGCATTAGTTAGCAGATTGTTCATTCTTTGCATTGAAGCGATATCTTGTTCAGATACCTTTGGAGCGTCCTGCTGAATACCGAACACGTCGGCATACTGGTCGATCCAAGAAGAAATTGCTTCCTCTGTTGCTTCGATGTCATTTGGAACGAATGCTGCGATCTTTGCGTTTACACCACGAGATGTAAAAACATCTTTTAAGATCCGCTCTTTCTGAGCCTTGCTCAGTTCTCCTAGGTTGGTCTCTAGTTCTTTTGCTCTGCGCTGCTCGGCCTTTAACGCTTTGCGGAGTTTCTTTACTAGATCGGTATCGTTGTCGTATGTCGGGGTGTAATCCTCGTCATCTTCGTCTTCGATATCCCAGTTGATGTTGTCGCGGTTGTTGCTCATAGCAACCTCTCCCTTGTTAGTAGTTGGCGTACGCCTCAAGATTGGAAGGGGCTCCAAGTTGGCTCGTACTATCGGTCTTATACACCATTGGGGCCGATGGGTCCAATGGAATTCTTTTATATTGCTCCTGTTATGGAGTTTGCTCCTAGTGAGCCACCGCTTCCGCGACTAGCGCGAATAGTGCCTGACTTGCGCTTAAATGAAAGTTCTTCTTGCTCTTTACGGCGCTTACGCAGTTCAGATGCCATTCCTAGGAACTCTTCTGTTTGAAGATCCTTTTGGATGGCTTCCTTGTCTGCCTTGACTCCGTAGATGTTCTCTAGTTTAGTCAGTGGCTCAAGAGTCTTTCCGATCTCTTCAAATCCAGTAGATGCAAGTTGAGCGATCTGTGCCTCTGTGTAACCCTTCTCTGTAAGAGTTGCAGCCAGAGCCTTCATGCCTTCGATCTGGCCAGGGGCTGTTGAGATACCAGTAGCAGAGCGACGGATAGCCTCGGCTACAAATGCTCCTGTGTTTCTGTTGATCTCAAGTTGCTCCTTGCCGATCTTTGAATCAAGATAGAAGTCTTGCAGACCTTCCTTGCTAGCAATATAGCCCAACTTGATAAGAGCGTCTGTCTTTGCTGGGTCTGCTTGAATAGCAGCCAAACGAGCAGTATTAGCACGTTCATCTAGGTCAAGGACTGTGACGTTGTTCTTTACATAGTTCTTGAGTGAATCTGTGCTTAGGTACTTATCGCTGAAACCGTACTTTTGCTGGAGTGACTTGTAGCCTTCGACAGCATTAAATAGTTCGCTTGCTTCTTTAGGGGTAGCAAGACCCTCGTTGAGGTATCCATACTCTGAGTAGAACGGTGAGGTTATCTTAGTTCCATTCTTGAGTGTGTATTCTTTAGTATTGAGGAACAATGCAATGGCGTTGTCATACTCAATGTTTTCTTTAAGAAGTGAGTTAAGATATGATGTTGATGAATCAAGTATTCTTGATGATAATCCCTGAGCCTTGAGTAGCGCCTTTAGAACATCTACGCTTGTAGATGGTGTGCCAGTTGCAGATGTTGTGGTTGTGCCACCAGCACCACCAACAGCACCAGTAGAACCACCACCGCCCATTCCAGCGCCTGCTCCTGTGCTACCTGTATTCTGGTACAGTTTCCACTGTCCAGTATCAGTTCCACCGATCCATGTATAACGGAATCCTGCAGGTGCTACTGGCTGTACTGCCTTGTTAAATATAGGATTGCCTGCA